ATGTTGATTGAAATCATAAACGGCAAGGCCTACAAGGTCGCCGAAGGTAGGTGCTCGGACTGTTGTCTGTACGGACGCTTCGCGAGCAGGTGCATAGCTGCGGAACTATGCCACAGAGGCACAAGCTCATTCTGCTATGCGGAGCTGCAGAGCGGAGAAATCGCTGCAATAATCTCGGCAATGGGATTGGGAGGTGAGGCATGAATATCACAATAACCTATGTGAATGGGAATGGGAAACGGGTCGTAAAGGAATTTACGCATCCAATGGAAGTCATCGGATATATCTACCGTTGCTGGAACGCTGCCAGAAATGCCGAATCAATGTACAGGATTAAAGAGAAGCTTGATAGAGAATGGCGTGAGAGAATAACCGAAGCGGAAGGCGGTGCGGAATGATTTCAGAACCTACGGGCTGGGTTGCCAACTGCGAGAACTGTTGGAAAGAAATATCCTCAAATGACATTGACGAATGTTATCCCCGGGATGAAGACGAATTCATCGAAGACTTGAAGAATCAGGGATGGGTCGTTGATGAAGAGGGCGAAGTGTACTGTTGCGAAGAGTGCATGAAAGCAAAGAAGGAGGACGAAACCGATGAGCAGTAAACTCAGAGAGACAATGTTACGCTGTGATGCAATCGCACAACTGCCAGAGATTCGAGAATATATAATCGTTAAGGAGATGCGCAATCTTATCAAGGGAGCCCTTGCCGAGCCATTACGGAATTGTGATGTGGGTACGGTGGAGGAACAGGCGGAGAGGTATAGGAACTTTTGCCACAACTACCCAAAATGCACCGGGTGTCCATGTGTCGGTCGGGTGGAATACGGTAAATGCGAATTTGCCTGGTCGCAGATGCCCTACGAGGAGGTGAAATGAACACAACACAGACAATCATAGCAATGCTATCCGCACACCTGATAACTGACTATACCTTGCAGGGATGGCTTGCAGACGGCAAGCAAAAGTCATGGTGGAATAAAATCACCAATGGTAATCTGCCGCCTAAATACAGATATGACTATATCGCCGCGCTGATATGTCACGCGATCTATTGGTCTATTGCAGTATGTTTACCGCTATGGAATAGTCCAATGTTTTTATGGGCGATTATCGGAAATACAATCATTCATGCAATCGTGGACGATCTAAAAGCCAATAGGAAGCGGCTGAACCTCGTTCAAGACCAACTTTTGCACCTTGCACAGATTGTAATTACAGCAACTTTAATCTGAAAGGACAAAAGGCAATGAAAAAGCTTAAGCGGAAAAATTGCGCAATCCTTCCGCTCGTGTTGAAAAGCAAGTGGTACAACTCGATAGAGCAAGGCGTAAAGAAGGAAGAATACCGCACATCAAAGAACGTCATACGCATGATTCAGCGATGGTGGGGCGAAGTAAAGATTGAGAAAGATTTCGCGGTTGTAGAGTTTCGGCGTGGTTATCGTGCGGACGCTCCACGGATGGCATGGATAGTTGCTGGTGTGTATTTACGAAAGGCCGGATGCTTTGCAGATCCTGAAATGGGAGAACCCACCGATAGAACGCACTATGCACTTGTGTTGGCAGAACGCGTCGAACTGGTGGATTGAAAGGAGAAATAAATGAAATCTGAGTGGGTATTTCCGACGGTGCTCATTGCGCTTGATGTAGCGGCGGCAGTGCCGTATGCAGCCAAACACAACTGGCGCATGGCGATCTACTGGATTGCGGCGGCTACGCTTACGGCCTGCGTTACGTACAAGTGACTACCTGGACTTCTTTTGCCTATTGGGGAATAGCCAATGGAATGCTATCAGAAGGCAACCGAGAACGTTGGCGATAGTGGTTGTCAAAAGGGTTATCACAACAGAATCAGAAAGATCGATACTGCCAATGCCATCCATGAGTGTGAGAAAAAGCGCAGCAACCGTAACCCATACAACGAACTTGAATGTTAGGTCAAGATATCGTTTACGCAAATCGTGTTCTTCAGTCCGCTCCTTGAGTCGCTGTGAACACTCTTGCGCTTGGAGGGCTTCTTTGTCTGCACGGGCGGTTTCAAGGCGAAGTGCATTCTCCTTGCTCTGGAGTTCGGAAGCCATCTCTTCGTGTGAAAGCTCGGACAGCCCGCGATTTTGTTGGTGCGCGATTGGAGCGACGGGATTGCTTTCAGCAGTTATGGAATTAACGTACTTGGACAAAGAGTCGATGGCATTATCGCAACGTGCATTTTCAGGCATTGCCGAATCCCTTTTCGATGATCAAGGCGTGAGGTATTTCGGCATATCTTGCATTGCGGTATGTTTCGACCCAGGGCGATCCACTGCGATGGGTGAGCTCAGAAAGCTGATACGCGGTCCAGTTTTTGAATTTATCCCATACGGCGCGGATTATGGCACAGACATCAGTATCATCAACGGCAATGGCATCGGAGAAGGCTTTTGCAACTTCAGGATCGGCAAGAGAAATGCTCTTGTCGGTTCGGTCGTGGACGATAGGTCTGATGCGTTCATAAAGATCAAAAACGACCGGGCCGAAATCCCAAGCGAGAGACGGCTCAAAGTGCGCAGGAACATTGAACGAACGCAATGCCAAAAGCTGGGTAAAGAATACCAGTTTTTGCACCTTCATGTTCGTCATACCAGCGCTCAGCTTTTCAGAGTCGGCAAGCTCAAGAAAGCGCCTTGCGATGTCTATGGCACTATAAGTTCTCATAACGGCGGGAATTATAGCAGAAACCGATTTGTAATACAAAATGAAAACAGAACGTAAAACACAAAAAAGGAGAGTCGAATGAAACTGTTCAGACGGAAAGAGAAAAATGAAAATCTGGGAGCGGTACGGATAGTCAAGCGCGTGCAGCTTGAGCCGGAAGTGAGCGAGAACGACATTCGGATGTTCTTTGCAAAACTCGACGCCGAAGAGCGCAATGTTCCGGCGGCAATGATCGCCCAGTGGAAGCAGATGGCCGTCGAGAAGATGGAGAAAGTGAAGAACGCGGAGAGCTTTGCCTTCGAGCAGGGGCGGCTTGCGGCGTACTGTGAGATGGAGAAGCTGTTCATCGAAATGGCGGAGCAGTACCACAACGCGGCGCCGGAAGCCGACGAAGGAGATGACGGAAATGATGCGTGATGCGTACTACATGCCGCCGACGGTCGAGCAGGTGAGGAAGTTCGCCGCGGCAAAAGGCATTCCGGAGATGGAGGCGAAACTACGGATCGCCGCCGGACGCGAGAGGTTCCTCACAACCATGCGCGAAGATCCGTACACGCACGGCTACGAGCCGGATATCTGGCTCGTGGTGAAAGCTCTGTTCCGCGGCGTAGAGCCAACAAGGGCGCAGCGCGAGCGCGTGAGGAAGATCCTGAATCTCGAATGGAACGACTTCGCGGAGAGGATGCGGCGGCATCTGGGATTCACCAAGCCTGTCGGCGAGGTGCTGATCATGGGAGCGAACCGTTCCGGCAAGACGGACTTCGCATCGAAGCTTGCGATGCAGCTTGCCGATTCCGGCGGCAAATCGATGCTCGTCGGCTTCCAGACGCTCAAGACCGGCAAGGGTACGCAGATGAAGCGCCTGTGGAACTACATGCCGAAGCCGTTCAAGGAGAAGAACATCGCGCTCAAGAAGGCGTCGCGGATAGACGAGCACATCAGTTACACGGAGCAGAACGGCTTTGCCGGATCGAAGATAACGTTCGGGAACAGGTCGATACTCGATTTCGTCACGTACGAGATGGATGTGAAGTCCATCGAGGGAAGCGAATACGATTTCGGTTGGCTGGACGAAGAGTTTCCGCAGTCGTTCCTCTCGACGCTGCGAAGCCGTCTTGCGTCGAAGAAGGGGATTCTCCTGGGGACGTTCACGCCGATCAGCGGATATACTCCCGTCGTTGCGGACTTCCTGGACGGCATGCAGGTCACGAAATGGCATACGGCATACATGCTGCCGCTCGATGGCGGCATTGTCGAGCCGTGGAGCGAACTGGGGCTTACGCCGGAGGAATACACCGCGCTCATGGACGATTCAGCCGAAGTTCCGGAGTCGCGTCCGGAAGAGTGCCTGAAGTGGCTTCTCGGAGAGGGCGAGAAGGCGAGGGCGGACGGAAGGGCGTTCGTGCGGACTCCGCGTGTGGCGGTGTGCAAGGGCGGCACTGCCGCCGCCGTGTGGTTCTACGGCAGCGACAATCCGTACGGCAGTCCGGGAAGCGTAATCCGTTCGGCGGCGAAGAACCGACGAGCCACGAGCGAGATCAAGGCGCGTGTTTACGGAATCGCGGAGAAGCTTTCAGGACGGCTCTTCCCGAAGTTCTCGCGAGATAAGAACGTGATACCTCTTGAAGCACTTCCGAAGCGGCTTGTGCGGATACACGTCGTGGATCCGGCTCCGGAGCGCAACTGGTGCAACGGCTGGTACGGCTACGAGAAAGCGACGGATACGCTGTACAAGTACCGCGAATGGCCGGGCAACTACGAGATTCCGGATACAGGGGTGCCGCCGCCATGGGCGCAGCTGTCGGACCGCAACCACGGCGTGAATGACGGAGAGTACGCGGGCGGTCAGGAGGACTTCGGAATGTCGTTCCTCAAATACAAGTACGAATGGGCGCGTCTGGAGCGTTGGAAGGACTTTGAGGATTATGTGGCAAAGGGCAATGATCCGCTGGAATGGCCGCAGAATCTTGATGAGGTTGAGGAATGGACGGAGCTTGCCGGCACGAATGAACCTATCGCGGAGCGCGTGATTGACGCCAGGGCGGCAAGCCAGTCGAAGATGAGCATGAAGGAGAACCTTACACTCTTCGACGAGGTGGCGAAGCTTGCCGAAGGGTTCCTGCCGGCTTCCGGACAGCAGATCGCCGTCGGGCTTGCCGTACTGCGCGACAGAATCGAGGACGGGCGCTACAAGGTGACCGCAAACTGCGTGAACACCATCTTCGCCTACGACAACTACACCGGCAAGGACGGCCAGAAGGGGGCTGTCAAGGACTGGATCGACTGCGACAGGTACGCTGCGCTGAGCGGAATCTTCGAATATGCGGCCGAAGACGCCACGGAATGCGGCCAAGCGGCGGCAAACCAGCAGTCAGGGCGGCGTTTTGACGATGAAAACGACGTTCCCGACGATGATTTTGCCGCTTGGGCGGACGGTTGAGGGTCGAAATTGTTCATATGAACAGGAAAACGCCACCGGAAGGTTGAATTTTCTTTGTCCTTCCGGGGGCGTGGTGTATATTCGAAGGCATCGAGGGCCGGAATGTCGCTGATCCGGATGACTCGGAAGCAGAAAACCAGCGGGAACCGGCGACGCACGGCCGCAAAACGTGCGGAAGGAGAGAAAGCCATGGAAAACAAAGACGACAAAATCGAAAACGAAGAATTCGAGGATACCGAAGAGCTCGAAGACGAAGACGAGGCAGCCGAGGAGACCGACGAAGACGACGAGGCGGGCGACGATGACGCCGACGACGGTTCGGACGACGAGGATGACGGGTCTGAAGACGACGATGACGATGAGGAATCCGACGATGACGACGATGACGAGAAGAAGTCTGATCGCGAAGCCATGGGCAAACGCGCTCAAAAGCGTATCGGAAAGCTCACAGGCGAGATCAAGGATCTCAAGCGCGAGCTGGAGGATGCGCGGAAGCTGAGCGGCGACGACGGGAAGGCGATACTTTCCGCAGCCGAAACGGCGGGGATTCTGCCGCAGCTCATGAGCGCAGAGGAGGCGAAGGGCATTCAGCAGCTGGACTCGAAGACCGGCGTGGCGAAGTACCTCAAGAAACTGCTCAGAAGCGACGACGACGAGTTTGAGATCGGCGGCGAAACGCGTTCGAGGCGGTGGGTTGAGGGCGAGCTTGACGACCTCCAGGAGGAAATCGGCGAACTGCGCGAGAAGTACGGGGCGAAACGCTCGGAGCTTGCGAAGAAGTCGAAACAGGTGTTCGAACTGGGCATGGCGGCGATGAAAGCCGGCTGGAAGCCCGGCGAGAAGAAGGAAACAAAAACCAAGAAGGCAAAGAAGGCTTCGGCGCCCACGGGAAAGAACCCCAAGAAGGGGCTGGAGCGATTAACGAAAAAAGGCCGGAAGGGCGAAATCGATTGGGGTGACGTAACAGACGAAGCCTCGATGGAGGCGGCCCTCCTGGCGGAAATGGAGAATTGAAATGGCAGGACTTTACACAGTTCAGAAAAACCTGGTCAAGCCGGACTACATGGACGGCGTGATCCGCCTCACGAGACACAAGACGCCGCTCCTGACGCTCCTGAAGCGCGGCAAGAAGCCCGTCGACTGGACGCAGGGGGTCGAGCTTGAGGGCGACGTGACCCCGGCGGATCTTGCAGCCCCCGAAGGCGCGGACTTCGACGAGAAAGGATTTGAGGCGGATACTACGCTCACGATGAAGCATCAGCTTCAGATGTTCAAGTCGAAGAAGGGCTTCAAGGTGACGGAGGAATCCGAAGAGCTTCCGTCCCACAACGAGAAGGGGGCGAACGCGGCTCTTGCGCGACAGATCCGCATCGATGCGGAGCGTACGCTCCTCTCCGTCGAACACACGCTTGGTTCGGAGCAGGAGGCCGTGGAGCGCGGCAACGGCACGGATAACATCCCTCGCACGCGTGGCATTGCATGTTGGCTCAAGCCGCTCGAGACGCTCAGTTCGGCCGGCGCATCCGCACTGCATGCGGTGCAGACGATTCCGTGGCAGGCTTGCCCGCGCTACGGGTTCACCGGCGATGTCACCGACTCCACCAAGTTCAACCAGGATGTTGTCGCGCAGATCATCCGCAACTCCGCACTTCAGGCCGGGGATGACGACATTAACTTGCTCTTCCTTTGCGGACTTTCTCTCAAGGCGCTCTTGAGCGAATGGTCCTACAAGGTCACGAAGGTCGAGGGCGTCGAGACTACGATCCGCAACAACCGCAACCTGAAGGACAAGTCGATCTCCTTCATGTGCGACACGTTCGAGTTCGACGGCGGCGTGTTCCGCACCGTCACCGACAACCATCTCTTCGCGAACACCGCCACGATGCTCTGCGACGAGACGAGCCGCTATTCCGGCGTTGCGATCAAGCCTGAGAACTGGTCCATCGATACGCTCGTGCCGCTCAAGAAGCACATGCTCGAGAACAAGGGCGGCGGCCCGCGCGGCTTCCACAAGACGACTCTCCGTCTCGGATGCAAGAACCCGACCGGTCAGTTCATGGTGAAGCACGTGGCTGCTTAATCCGGTCCACTAGAGACCGTTGGCCAAGGGCCCGCCGGAAGGTTTATTCCAACATCAACCTCTTTCCTTCCGGCGGGCCTGAAGCCATAAAAGGGGGAAGAACGAAATGAAGCGAATCGGAACAGAGATGCCGCTCACGGAGGATGAGCGCCAGAGGCTGATAGACGAACTGAACTACTGGCACAACAATTCCATGTCATTCCACGCCGACAGGGAGCGTGCAGCAGCGGCGTTCAACTGCGAATGGAGGAACCAGCACATTTCCGGGACGATGCGCGACAGAGGCGAGAAAAAGGCGTTTCCGTTCCAGGGGGCGAGCGACCAGAGGTTGAGGTGGGGCAAGGGTGTGCTGAAAGAACTTTCGGCGCTCCTGATGAACGCAACGGCGCTTGCGAACGTGAACATCACGTGTTCGGCGGGTGCGCATATGCAGGAGAGGGCAAACGCCCTCTCGACGCTTTTGGAATGGGCGGTGTCGCGTATGGGCGTCAAATGGGAGACGCAGCTCAGGACGGCGCTCACGTACTACCTGCGAGATACGCCGGCCGTTGCGCTCCTGAAGGTGGTGTGGAATCGAAGGACGAGCATTTCGGTCGTCGAGACCGACCGGGAATCCATGATGGCGGAATACACCGCATGGCGCATGAAGGACGGCACGGTAAGCCAGGTTGATGCGCAGGGAGAATGGTGGATGGTAATGAACCATCTTGCAACAAGCCAGCGAGGTGTAGCGGAGGCGGAGGAATATATGCCGGCGGCATCGACGGTGATGCAATTTGCGATCGAAGCGAAGGGATTTGAGGAACGCAAGGCGCAGGCGGTCCTAAAGGCGCTTGCGACGGATCCGGACGGGGAGGTGGAGTATGTGGTCGAGAACGTAGAGAGCGAAGGTCCGGAGATCCGGGCGATGCGCTACGGCGACGATTTCTGCATGCCCACGCTGACGGAGGATTTCGACTATGCCGACTGGTACGAAGGCGAATGGCTTACGAAAGCGGAGCTCGAGGAGCGCGTTGCGTCCGAAGGATGGAGCCGAGAATGGGTGAAGGAGACGCTTGAAAATCCCGGAACAAACTTCTTTGACACCCTAAAACCGGAATACATCGACGAAAACAAGGATCTGTACAACATCGTGCACTGCCACCACGTGACGGTGGATGCGCAGGGAAGGGCGTGGCGATGGACGAGCGTATTGTCTCTCGCCGAAGGTTCCGCCTATGGCAAGCGTCTGGTGCGCACGAGACGCGGCAAATGGGATGCGGTGATGTTCCGGAGGGAGATCAATTCGTCGAACATCATCGACTCGGTGGGAATAGCGGAGGAAGCCGCTCCGGTCCAGGGAATCGCCAAGGTTATCCGCGACGGGGCGGCGAACAACGCCATAGTCGGTGCGCAGGCGCCGCTGAAGATAAAGGGGCGCGGAATCAAGAATGCGCTCATAGGCCCGTTCAAGCGCATCTCGATGAACATAAACGACGATGTGACGTTCATGCAGCCTCCGCAGTTCCCGGCGGCGGCAGACAAGCAGATCGACACGATCAGGAGTGAGTTCCTGGCGTTCGAGGGCGTGGGTGACGCGCAGAACGACACGTCGAACATGAAGCAGGATATCGTGAGCTGGTGGTTTGCGCAGATGCAGGAGCTGTATCGTCTGCTCCTGGAGGTCACGCAGGACAACGCATCCGACGAGACGCTGGCGGGAATCACCAATTCGCACGACGTGAAGGGCCTGCGGCGCGAGGATATCGCGGGCGATTTCGGAATCAAGGTCGTGCTCGATCAGAACGACCTGAATAACGACAAGTTGATCAAGAAGCTTCAGACGCTCGGCCAGCTCATTCAGCCGCTCGACAAGAACAATTCGCTCGACACGTATCCGATACTCGCCGACGCGGTGCGCAAGATGCTGCCGGGCGTTGCCAAGGAGTCCATGAAGACGCGCCAGGAGATGCAGCTGGACGACGTGAAGGATGAAATGCAGAATTTCATCAAGATCAAGGCCGGCATCATGCCGGAGATCAACACCGACGGCAAATGGAACTATCAGGCGCGGCTTGACTTCTACCGTTCGCTGCAGGAGAACAATCCGGCGGCGTTCGAGGATTTGAGCGAAGCTTCAAGAGAATTGCTAGCAAAATGGATCCAGGCGCTCGAGCAGCAGGCGATGCAGTTCGGCGCGAATGCGCAGATCGGAAGAACCGGCGTCGCCGGAGTCGAGGCGGAGTGAGGAGGCTGTAAATGGACGAGAGAAGGACAAGCGCAGATTTCTACCCAGGCGGCAAAATGGCGGTTCCGGCCGGCGGCGGCATTATGTCGGGAGAAGACGGAGGTGCGGTGGACGCGCCAATGGTGCCGATAACCAAAATTGACGGATTACCGGAAAGATATACCGAGGACGACATGAAGTCGAAAATCGACGAGATATGCAAGGTGATAAGGACGGGCGGACTTGCGCTGGCGGCGATCCTGGCGTTTCCGGCGTGGGGAGAAGGCGTACAGGTGCATGGAGCGAGGAAGGATAAGCTCTACAACGATGATTTCGTGGTGACAAACGTAGTGGTGGATTCTGCAAAATTCGCCACGACGAACACCGTAATAGGGGCCACGAATGCGTTGGCCGCAACCTTCGTACGGGGATTGGAGGTTGCGACCAACGCCGTTCTGGAGATGGGCACGGCCGAGATTGCGACGGCGACCAATGCATTGGCAAGGCGCATGGATGAAAAGATAAGCGCGTCCACAAACGGCAACTTTAGCGCATCATTGCTCGAACCGTACGCGAAGCGCACATGGGTCGAGGGGCAGGGGTACATAAAGTCCGGCGAGGCAAGGAAGACGATAGAGCAGTTGGTGGACGGGGCGATTGCAGGCCTGGACGAGATGGCGGCAAACAGGTTGATGTCACCGGACAAATCGGAATGGATAGACGGTACAGGCGTGTGCTGGAGAATCACAAGTCACGTCAGGGTAGATGGAGTTGAAGTCTCCCGCCAGGGAGTCGCGTCGGAATGGTACGACGAGCGAGAGGGATCTTCGTACAGAATAGACTGTTCCGGTGAAGACCCGGGAGCGGCAAGGGATTGGTATTATGAGAGGACTTTAAGCTGGAGAGACAATCCTGATGATCCGGAAGAGCCATTGCAGGAGAGAGTCTATGACTATGAGGGTGTAGCAAAGCCATCCGCACGAGAGGTGACGTTAAGACTTGTGACAGAGTTTCCACAGCCGGGGCAGAACCATGAATATCCGCCGGAGACGGTGCTGCTCGAGCATTGGCTGGAGACGAATGTCGTCGGCCGTGTCGCACGAACGAATGAAGTGACGGAAATATGGGAGAGGGGAACAAACATTGTTGCAGAAATGATCACACGGAAAGATTCCGCGAAAGGCTGGAAGGCGTTCTTTAGAGAGTTTCAGTATGGTAAGGAGTATGAAGCGAATCGAGAAACACTCTCTGATTTTGGGTTTGACGATATCGTAATAGATGTTGAAGATGAAATCACCTTGACCACCGCATATGCATATTTTGCAGTGTACATAACGGTTGGTGAAGAAACGTATTACATAGTCGAGCCAAAGAGAATGACAACTCACGACGAGTGGCTGAGACTGTTGCGCGAAGGCATGGAAGTGCATGTCTGCTCAGCAGAGCCGGGATGTCCTTTTGATTCATCGGAATGGGACGTGGATCTATGGTTCAAATTTAGATACATAGATGAGCGAAACAGCATGGGGCTAGCCACAAAAGATGAACTGGAAGCGCTCAGGGATCAGCAGGCGGCATGGAGACGTGATGTAAAGGACAATATCGCGGCTAAAGATGAAAGTTTTTTTAGCCCTTGGAGGGTTGTGGATTGCTCTGATTCCCGGCTGGGACATCTTCTAAGGTTAGAAACTCCAAAACTGACTTTTGAAGGAGGAGTGTGGACGGAATCAGGAATGCCTGTCTATGCTGCGGACGGCGACTGGGTAATAATGCGGAGAGATGTCAAAGGGACTGGTTCGGAGACGAATCTTGTGTTTGAAGAGATGTATGAATCCAACGACGAATATGCGCATGTGACGTTTTCACGCACAGAAACGTTCGTTACAAAATCAGGCGAACCTTACGTGACGCAAACGTATGTGGACAAGCGCGTGGATCCTCTTGCCGAGGAGTCGGCGCGGTTTCCGTACTTCGATGGGACGGACAACAACATGCGTGTCTCTCCGGTTGACGGCATGGGCGGATTCCGCTTCGTCGATGTCACCTCGGAAGGCGATGAGATGGGCATGTCGTATCTGCCGGTCCAGGACGCGATTTTCGCCTGGGGGATCTGGGACAGGGCGGCGTTTCCGGACTCCACGAGGTATCAGCCGTACTTCGGTGTCGGAGATTGCGGGCTGCGTATTCCGACGGGCGATGAAGGCAAATTTGCGACGGTCGAGTGGCCGAACGTCTGGCGTGCGCTGTCCATCTCGGACCAGGTTTTCGGCAGCGGGAACGACAATCGTTTCCGATCCGTAAGTTCGGCGGCTGTCTGGGATTTCGTCCGTGGCGAGGTACCGCAGATGCTCAAGGCGTATATCTCCACGGGGACGGTTGATTCCGCGTCTGCGCTTGCGTCCAGGACGAAGGGCCGCGTCGAATACGAGGATATCATCGAGGATGCAGCCTATCTCGTGGCGACGTCCACGGTGGTGAAGTCCGTTGCGTACGGGGAATGGACGTCGAGCATGACGCTTGAGAAGGAAGGCGTGGTTTTGAATCATATGGAGTTTAAGGATGACAAATGGCATGTCTATGTAGATGATGTAAGTTCCATTAAAAATTTGTTTTTAGGCTCGTTCGAAGGTGTTGAGGACGCGACGAATCTTGTCTGGACTTTTTCGGGAGTCGATGTCACCTTTTCTCGAAGCAGAACGGTTGAAACGGAGAATAGGTTTGGTCTGCCGACGCATGAGACGGTGACCAACATCGTGCGCGACGTAAGCAACTCGTTCTGGGACGAGGAGAATCAGGTGCTTTGGAGGATGGAATTTCGCGGAGGCGAGCCGATGTTTGTGCCGGTCACAAATGAGAACGTAAAAGCGACAGGAGGTGTACTGTGAGGTTTGCTGTTATGATATTGGCGGCGTTTTGCGCTGCGGTCTTGTGCCGGGCGAATGATCCGACACTTGCCACGGTCACTGTCGTGTTCGATGACGGGCGGGGGAACTGCTGGACGAACAGACAGGTTGTGGCGGTGCCGAAAAGCGGCTACTCCACAAACGATGTAGCATACATCGGCACGGTTACGGCGATCCGCCCGGACGCGGTGACGGAATGGCAGGCAATGCTGCAAAAAGTCGAGGTGCTTTGGGAAGAGTACGAAAAGAGAATGGCTAGGCTTGAAAGGATCATCCGGCAAAGAAAAGAGCCGACAAGAAAAAGCAAGGTGAACAGGTGGGCACAGGAGCTTAGGCGGAAGTACAAGGAGGCGAAATGATTCTGGCAACCATTATCTTCGCGGCGGCGTTAACGGATCGGACGATCGTGACCGTCGACCAGGAAGGAGAAATCAACAAGCCGAATGTAGTGGCCAAGGCCGCAGACATGGCGGCAAATCAGGTCAAGGCCGATATCGCGCTTGCGAAAGCGGAAGCGGCGGCAGACTCGGCGGGAAAGGCGACGAACGCGCTGCATGAGGTTGTGAGGCAGATCGGAGAGAATGAACTGGTGCTGTACCGTCAGGGCTTTACCGATTCGCTTGGCGTTGCGGTGGTTCTGCCGAAAGATACGAAGATGCGTGTTTCAATGTTCAAGTCGAATACCGGAATACGCGCTTCCGACGGCTACATACAGCATACAATCCGATATGCCACGACGGAGAACGCAGATGCCGTGACGGCTGATGTCAAGGTTGCCTCTCCACTTGTGGCTGTGAAGGATTTTGCGAAGCTTCCGGCTTTGGATGTCGAACCGAAGGTAAGGATTTCGGAGCCGTATGAGTATGGCGGCGAAACCTACCCGTATCAGTACGAGGTCAAGTTTTACACGCCGCCGGATAATCAAGGTTTCGCGATTGTGTATCTCGATGCGGATGACGCGGAGACCGACGGGGCGCTGTTTGTGATCGACGGCGGCATTGCCGGAGGTTTGACCACGGAGAGAACCGTAGGAAACACGGTTTTCGGTTTCACTGGTGGACTGCTTACGGAGGTGGACGATGTGGAATAATGAACATCTGTTGTATGTCGCGCAGCGGATAGACAATGACCTGCTTCTGATCGGATATGCGGTTGCGCTTATCGGGGTGTTCTGCCTGTTCTGTGTGTTCGGGCTGGGCGAGATGATGAGCGAAGCGGCAAGGGAAATGAAGCGCAGTCCGCTTTTCACGTTTTTCTTTCTCTTGGGCTGTTTCGCTGTTTCGCGTATCGCCTTCACGTGTCCTCCTGCCCCGCCTGTAGTGGTGCAGGAGGGTATCAAGCTCACGAAATGCGTGCAGACTTCGCGGTTGATTGATTTTGAGTGGGAGACGAAGGACGATAGAATCGGTGAGGAGGCCGTGTATCTGATTCAGGAGTACCTCGATGGAAAATGGCAGACGGTGAAAGAGGCGACGGAAAAAAAGTATCGGCTTGAAGGTTTTACGATTGACCGCATGAGGAAATACAGGATTGTGACTTCCGTAACGGAGGGCGAGAAATGATAAACAGGCTTGTGCAGCTTTATATGTTTCTGTCGGCGGTGCTTTGGGTGTTGATCGGCACGATTGTGTTTGCGGCAGACGTCCTGACGGCGTTTGGAGCGGAGACGGCGGAACCGGCAGCAGTAACGAATGTTACGATCATATCGGAAACGGTCACGCTTCCGGGATGGGAGAAGCGCGTTGTGTACACCGACGAAAGCGACGAGCCGAAGAATGACAAAGGAGTGCTGGTTTCGGCGGCGGACGCAAAAGCGCAGGAGATGATCCTGGAGTACGCCGGGGAGATATCGGAATCGGCCGAAAACGGTCTCAACGAGGCTCTTCCCGGGCTTCTTGCGGTTACGGGTCAGGTCCCGAAAACAGCGACTCACATCGTGCTTTCCGTAGGGAGAGGACAGCCGTCGAAGAATCTGGCCGGCGAGGTGATTGAGGAATGGAGCGACGGCACGAACGACTGGCAGGTAGTGGAATACAATCAGACGCTGAGACTGCCGCCCGGCCGAAAGGTGAGATACACGTTCCCCGATCAGACGAACGACGTGAAATTTGCTTGGTTCGAGCCATGGAACCCGGAGGCTACAATCCATACGGGAAAGGTCGTGAGACCGGCGGCGCTTCGGGGAGTTCGAGGGCTTACATGGAGACATGAGAAATTCGGCGGCAGATCGGGATTTGACTTTGGATCAGCGATAGTGGGAATCACTACGGTGGACGGGATCAAATACGCGCTCACGACAAATGTGACTGTCCATGTCAATGGTGTTGATCACCAGCTGTCGTTCAGGCAAGGGGCTTACCAAGAAGTAAAAGCACAAGGAGAAGAGCCATGAAACGAATAAATGTCGGAACCGTTATCGCAGCCCTGTTCGCATGCGTGATTATTGCGGATACGTTGCCCGAAAGATACTATTCGGCGAAAAGACGGATCGTATCGACAGACACGGTGACGATTCCCGGATCAGTGATCACGCATTACAGGCAGAGCGAAAAGGAGTGGTCCACGACGAACGCATTGAAGGTCGTCAATGTCCGAAAGGTGATCCGGTACTCGAAGCTGAAGCTGATCGTTGCGGCGAAGTCCGCCGGGAAATGGGCGGACGTTAAGGCTTTCATTCAGAAGTCGGACCTGGAGGATGAATGGAACGCCTGTCAGTACATCACGAGCGACTATCCGGCGTACATCGAGGCGACAAACGCGGTCGTGTCGGCCGGCGTTGCGACGGATGCGGAGGTCAAGGCTTTCATGAAAGCGGCGGAGGACTGAAAGAGATGTGCGACAAGGAGCATTTTGAAAAGTTGGAAGACAGGGTGGACTGTCTCGAGAAGCAATATGCGGTACACGAGGCTGCATCGACCGAGCAGATCAAGACGCTGTTCAACGCCACGAAGATACTGTTCTGGGTGACGGTATTCTTCGGCGGCATACTGCTGTTGACGGTTGTGTACGGAGCTGTCGGAGAAAACGGTTTCAATCACGTAGCGAATGCGGCGAACGAGCTGCGCAAGTAA